TGATAAAAGCCCATCCGATACAACTATCAACAGATTCGTACAAGTTGACGTTTGATACAGGTGAAACGATAAAAGCTGATGGGGAACATTTGTGGACGATATGGGATTGTACGAATTCGAAGTCAATACTAGAAACAAAAGAAATTAAACTGTTGATTGATAAAAAAAAGACGTTAAAAATACCAACATGCAAGACGCTTGATAGTACAAAAATCGATTTTAGGAAAATAATAAAAGTCGAAAAATGCGAGCCTACAAAAATGAGATGTCTTACGGTAGATAGCAAAGATCATTTGTTTTTATTGACCAAGTCGTTTATAGCCACTCACAACACAAGAACGGGAGCTGAAACCGTCCGAATGTGGGTAAAGCAAGGATATAAGAGAATAGCACTCATTGGACAAACTCGAAAAGATGTTAGAGATGTTATGATCAATGGCGAATCAGGGATAATTGCTTGTTGCCCTCCACATGAAAGACCGAGATATATTGAAAACAAGAGCATGCTTATGTTCCCGAATGGGGCCATAGGCTATGTTTATTCTGATGAAGCACCAGAAGCTTTAAGGGGTCCACAGTTTGAAAAAGCGTGGGTAGATGAATTAGCGAAGTTCAAATCTCTTAAAGACCCTGAAAAATCAGCGTGGGAAAATCTCGAAATGGGAATGCGACTCGGAGATAACCCTCAAGTAATTGTAACGACGACTCCAAAGAACAATAAAGCGATTAAAGAAATGATTAAGGATACAATGACGGTGGTCACAAGGGGAGCGACGTACGAGAATGCTAAAAACCTGGCAGAATCATTCATCAGGAGGATTGTGCAGCGATACGAAGGCACCAGGTTGGCCAGACAGGAACTTTATGCCGAAGTCCTTGAAGATGTAGAGGGAGCTTTATGGAATCCCGACATGATCGAATCTGGACGGATTAAAGATAGTGATGCAAAGGAAGCTCTAGAAAAACTTGTCAGAATTGTGGTAGGGGTAGACCCTGCTGTTACAAACAAAACAACATCAGATGAAACTGGTATTGTGGTAGCTGGAATAGATGCCGATGGAGACGGTTATGTTGTCGATGATGTCAGTTTGAAAGCGTCGGTAAATGCTTGGGCGAAAGAGGTTGTAAAGGCATATAACGACAATCAAGCTGATTTAATCATTGGAGAGGTCAATAATGGAGGTGATCTAGTTGAGTTAAATATTAGGATAGTAGATGACACAGTCGCTTACAAGGCGGTAAGAGCGGCACGAGGAAAAGCAACAAGGGCAGAACCGATATCGAACCTATACGAACAAGGGAGAATACATCATATCGGTGTACAGCCGAAATTAGAGGACGAGATGACATCGTGGATACCAGGACAGGGAGCGTCACCAAATAGAGTAGATGCTCTTGTATGGGCTTTGACCGAGTTAATGCTAGGAGAGAAAGCAGACCCTGACAGGTTTGAACTTATTTAGACGAACTATAAGACGTTGTAATGGATGATGAACAATAAAAACCAAGGAGGAATAAGATGTTTGAAAGAATAAAAACGTTCTTCAGCACTGCGAAAGAAGCTACTCAAATTGTATATTCTAGTGGCACTAGGGGTGTATGGGGGGCAACGGGACAAATGATCAAGAATCCAGGAGCGTGGCTCAAGTGGTTTAAAATCAGTCCAAGACTTAAAGCGGTTGACAAGATAGCGAATGATATAGGAGCTATTGATATCTTGCACACAGACAATGACGGGAACAAATACGACAAATCAGAAGCGATTGAATTGTTAAATATTCCGAACAACCTTCCTGAATTTACAAAATTCCAGTTAATGAGATTGACAGAAATTCATTATAAGATTCTTGGTGAAGCTTTCTGGATCATTGGGAAAGGAGCAAACGGAAAGCCAGAATCGATATTACCAATCCCTCCGCATTGGGTAGAGAGCATTCCGAGGAAAGAAATGGATAAAAGTTATAAGGTGCGAACAAGCAATGGAGAAATATACTTTGTACCAAAAGAGGATATGGTATATTTCAAGCGTGTAGATGCATACGAGCCATTCAAGAGAGGAGTAGGAGATTCACAGCAAATAGGAGACGAATTACAGATTGATGAAGCAATGGCTAAATATCAGAATCTCACATTCAAAAACGGAGCAATGCCACCAGTTGTAATTGGTTTAAAAGGTGCAAGCGGAGAAGAAAGGAAGAGGTTTAAGAACGCATGGAGACGAGAATTTTCAGGAATTAGCAAATCTCATGGAGTGGCCACTGTTGACGCAGATGCTATCAGCGTAAATATTCTTAAGCAGACAATGCGTGATCTCGACTATGTTAATTCTAGAAAATTTATTCAAGATTTAACACTTGAGCATTACATGATTCCGAAAGAGCTTATAGGAAAAGTTGAAAACTCAAATAGATCAACGATCACACAGGCTCAATTAATCTATGAAAAGAATGTTCTGAAACCTGACATCATGGTTTTGCAAGATGTTTTAAACCGTCAATACCTGCCAATGTTTGGTGTTGATGGTAAAATTGTTTTTGATAACTACATCACCAGCGACAGTGAATTCAACAAGGAGAAGGCAAAAGATGGATATGATAGCGGTATTTTGACTAGAAATGAAGCTAGGGTGCTTATGGGGTTTGATGAAGTTGTGGGGGGAGATGTGTACAAATCAAAACTTGGCGAGGTACTTATCAGTCAAGAAGAAAACAATACAGAACCAGCAAAAGCTGAACCACAACCAAAAATGAGCATGAAACAGATCGTGTTCAGGACTAATGCAAAAATTATTGGGAAAATAGGTAAAATTAAAAATCTCACAAACGATCAAAAGGTTTATATTTGGACGAAATTAGACAACGCTGCTCAAGCGAATGAAGATGGAGCAGAGCGATTGATCAAAAAGTTTATGCAGAGACAACAGAATGATTTAACAGATTTGGTTATGGGATATTTTGAAGAATCAAAAGCGATTCCGAGCGATCTCGAAAATGAAATGAATGAATTTTTTGAACAAGAGAATGAAAATCTTAACGATGAATTAAAGCCAATTTGGTTGAACAGTGCCAAGATGGGATATGAAACAGCAAACGAAATATTTGATTTAGGAATTTCATGGGATATAACAAGACCTGAATGGGAAATCATGATTGAAGAATTCGGGCTAGAGGAAGCAACAAAGATAAATAACACAACAAAAGAAGCGCTCAAAAAAGAAATCATAGAAGGTATCAACGAAGGCGAAAGCATACCACGTATAAGAGATAGAGTTTCCGAAGTCTATGCAAATGCAAAAGGGTATAGAGCGACTATGATAGCAAGAACAGAAACTCATATGGCAACAGTTGGAGGAACAAAGGCGACATATAAAGCAGCTGGAATCACGAAAAACGAGTGGTTAACTACTATCGATGGTAGGGAAAGAGACTGGCATGGTAGCATGAATGGACAAATCGTCGGCATAGACGAGAAGTTTGAATCAGGACTCGGGAATATGTTATCGTTCCCAGGCGATCCAACAGCGCCGGCGAGTGATGTAGTGCAGTGCCGATGTGTTCTATTGCCTATATTTGAATAGAGAGGGGTGGTTAGATGACAAGAAGAAACGACGCTAATTCAGTTGGCAAGCAATCCATTCCTGATATAGCTCAAATGCAGATGCACAGCGGTAGAATGATAGACGAGGAAAGTATCGTATATAACATATTGGATTTGCTCAATAGAACGCAAGACACTTTGAATGTGTCTATTGTCGATCAACTTGGGAGGCCTGCACTATCAACAGGATTTGGACAACTTAGGGTAGCAACAAAAGTAAGTCAGATCAATGGACAATTTGGATACAATTTCGAGATTTCTGATGCAATCATAGAAACTTCTGGAAACGGTGAAGTTGTTATAGAGGACTCTATGCTTGTTATAAGAAATGCAGATACAGGGGATGGAACTGCGTCGAGCGAATCTTTACAAGCCTTGAGGTATATTGCTGGGTCTATGGCTGTTAACGCTTTTACAGCGGCAGGAATACCCGTTGGAGAAGGTTTTGAAAACACAAAAGTATTAATAGGGAATTTTGATGAAGAGGATGGATTCGCATATGGATCTATTGACGGGGTACCTGTGCTCATAAAAAGGCGATATAACGGTCCAGGAGATGTCGATGAATTAATCATTCCTCAATCGGAATGGGATGATCCTTTAGATGGGACGGGACCTAGTGGGTTGGTTTATGATTTTTTTAACGGGAATGTGTATGAAATATCATGGATATATCTAGGGTTTGGACCTATAGTGTTTTCGATTCTGTCACCAGATGGTCAGTATATTCCTATTCACACAATAAAATATCCAAACAGCAATATTAGAACTCATATATCGCTCCCTTATCTTCCTGTGAGGGCTGAAATAGACAACACTGGAAGTGGTGTAAAAATCGAAATAAAGATTGGATCACTTGACGCAGCCATTTATGACGGTGGAGGAAACGACATTGCAAGAAGATCGAGAGGGTTTAACCTTCTCAATATTCCTGGTGTGCTGCCAAAAGCAATTGATCAATCGGGATATCTTGTAGCTTTCAGAGGAGCAGAGGAATTAAGTGGGAGAAAAAACAAAATAGCTTCATTGCTCGAAATTGTCAATGCATCTACAAATGGAGCAAGAGATTCAGTACTGGAATTGATATTCGACCCTACTATAATAACACAAGGGACATGGACAAGAGTCGATGGCAAGTCAGAAGCTGAAAGCTTGACACCAATAGAATATAGCGTAGATACAGTATTTGATCTAAACAGTGGGAAAAGTAGTGGGGTAAGTTTCTCTCTTGGGAAGGTTGATAAAATACCACCATTTTTTCTAGAGCAATTGAACAGTTTACTAAGACGTGGACAGATCGCATTATTTAAAGTTACATCACCTGGGACTGCAACTTACGAGACGTTTTCAATCGGATATTATGATTTATACTAAAATAAGGAGGCATGAAAATGCATAAAGATAGAATCGCTCAACTTAAGAAACAAAAAAATAAAGTTAAAAAGAAAATAAACTTCGAGATTGAAAAGGACAACAATCTTGAAGAAAGACGGATTGTAAGATTCAAAGCATCAACAGAGACAGAGGACAGGGATGGAGATATCATCAAGGTTGACGGATGGGATTTTGAAACATATAAAACAAATCCGATTATCCTATATATGCATCAAAGAGCAATGCCAGCAGTGGCTAAAACGGTAAATATCTTTGTTGACAAGCTTAACAAACAACTTGTTATGGATGTCAAATTTCCCACTCTCGAAGAATTAAGCAGCAATCCGGACAATGCTCACGATCACGCTAAATTCTCTGACATGCTTTACAACATGTACAAGAATGGGTATATGAGTACTGTGTCGGTCGGATTTATGGGTAAGAAATTCAGCAGAAGGACAGATCAACAAGATTTACCTGAATATGCTAGAGGGATATTGTTTGAAGAACAAGAACTTTTAGAACTATCTCTTGTAACAATCCCGTCAAATCCAGATGCTCAAATGGTAAGATCAGCAATGGCAAAAGGACTAATAAGCGAAGATGACTATAAAGTGGCCACTGAATATTCAAAGTTCTTGTTGCATCGAAAGGGCACTTTGAAAGAAACAGGAGTTGTTGAATATGATCCTGGCGAAATCGTGGAAGAGGAATGGGATGCAAGCGCAATAAGAACAGAACTAGAACCTATTGAATTGGCTCGCATTTCGCTTGTGTGGAACAATCAGAAAGACAGGGAAGAACTAACCAAGAATGATTCAAAGTTCCCACATCACGAAACTAACGGAGATGTAAATAAGAATGCGTTGATAGCTGCTAAAGCTGTTATCCTTGGGGCAAGAGGTGGGTCTCAACCATTTGAAGGTCAAAACCAAGAAGACTATGATAACATGCTAGAAAGTGCTGTAGCAGAGCATTTGAATCGCCACCTAGAAGATGCTGAACTTGACACGATAAATGTAGAAGATATTCGAGAGTTGTCGTTTAGCAAGTATTTAGAAATATTTGAAGGTGAATTTGACGTTGATACTCTGAACAAGGCATATAATGCAAAGGATCAAGAAGAGGCATACGAATCGCTCAAAAGTGAAAAGATGGTTTCTCCAGAAGGAAATCCATCGATGAGAGATATCGAACATCTAGTTGACAATGAACTCCGTAGAATGAACATGGAAGCTTTCTCGCTTGATTTTTACCCTACCGAGTATCCATCTGGAACATGTTCAGTATATTATTTCAACGAAGATATATTAAAAATTCACACATATCAATATATCGAAACATTAGAAGGCAACGAGGTTAAGCTTGGAGAAGGTAAGGAAATAGAAATGGTTTCTCAATATAAAGCCTATGCAGATGAAAAAGCAGGAGCAGAGATCAGCAGAAAGAACAGAGAAAAGATTGAAAATGCTATTGAATCAAGTAAAACGGTCACAGAAACGCTTGAAGGATTGCTTGAAGAACCTGAGGTTGTGGAAGAACCAGAAGG